TTTCTCAGCCCTTAACCAGGCTAGATCGGGCCCTTACCTATCCATGTCCGCCGAAAAACGGCGGGGAAACTATACTTGTTATAGTCTCCATGGCAACCTATCTCCCGGGGAAGAGGAGATAGATCACCAAACAGACTAGAGTGCTAAGGCACTCTCGCGTGTAGCCAGACCAGCAACTGAACGATACGTTCCTTTGTAACTGCTAGTGTTCCAGCCTTTACTAAAGCCTCGGTCTTCAATGGTCCAAATAGCATAACTGCCGTCAGAACCTATGACTCTAAGCCCGTCTCCAGGCATAGGTGAGCGAGTAACTTTGACACCACTCTCGACATCATTCCACTTTATGTATGCTGCCTGAAGCGTGTCATCAAAGTTTACTCGTGTAGTGAAGTCACCTATTAAAGCTGACTTAACTTCACCTCTGACGCAATATACAGCGTGTATTGTTACTACGCTACCTGCTTTTGCCATGTTGTTTCCTCCTCTATGGAAACCGCCAAAAAATGGCGGGGAAACTAAATAGTCTCCAGGAAACCTATCTATAAGAGAATAGATAGATAACCTGCAAACTACTGTGTATCTCCACAGCGTTCTGTCAACTCTTTGTCACTGATGTTGACCCTAATAGCCACATCATGCTCGTAACTGGCTAGCATACACATGATGCAGCCATAACCTACGCGACAAAACATAGTTGTTCTCCTCCCTTTAGTTTTCGCGAATTTTCGCGGGGAACTAAATAATCCCAAGGAACTCTATCTCTACTAGAGAGATAAAGAACCTTTAGACTACTTAGACCTTGGTAAAAGACTTTTCTCTTACATTCCTAAGAGTAGAGCCTTTACCATTGTCAAGAGTAATTGTGTAGCGCCATTCAAAGACACCGCCAAAGACACCACCTAATCCTGATTTCATTACGTGTGTAACATTAGTTATTACGCCTAATGCTCCACGCAATTCTTCCACAGAACCTGAGTAGATTACTTTGTCCCCAAAATGCGCCATTGGACCAATTACTGCCCAATGCGGTGGATAATCTGGATGTACCCGATCGTGAATGGCTATTCCTAATTGTTGTTGCATGGTTGTTCCTCCTCTTGTTAGGTGATAACAGTACCGCCCCAAGCCTGTAGACCTGACGGCACTCTCATCATTGAGAGTTGCTGGCTAACAGTAGCCCAGCCCTCCTCTATGACCATAGTGATTATGGGCATAAAGAAAGGCTGGGAGTACTAAGACTCCCAGCCAATCCCCTACAAGAGTAGATTACTTGACGCTAAGCACGCCAGCCAGAACTGCTTTGGCTTGTGCTTTACGCCAAGCGGCTTCGGCTGCTTGGAATTGCTCCAAAGCAGACTTAGCGGGCGGAGTGCAAGCCTCGATGAAGTCAAGCAGAGCAAAAGCATCTGCTTCTTCTACGAGAGCATTCCACTCGTCGATCCGACCGTTTTCGCCAGTAGCGAAATGGTCAGACTTGCTGAAGACGGTTGAGACGCCTTTCATTACCTTGACGATATGTGAGTCTAAAGCCTTTGCGTGCTTTAGTACGATACCGACTTGGAACTGAAGGTGCTTGACGCGTGTCGCTCTTGGCACGACGATTGCCCCGTTTTCACGGGTAACTGTACGAACCACGACAGCGTTTGCTTCAGCAACTGTCAGGTTGCGGGCAGAAATTGACTTCTCAACGAAGTATTCTACCCAACCCTCACCTGCGGTGTTGATAGCAGCATCAAGCCACTCAACATTGGCAGGGTTCACCTTGTCCGAAGGTGATACGGTAGCAGTTTGGGATGCTAGCCTCTGAGTTGCCGCCACGGCAACCCCCCCTTTCTTTCTGCTAAGTATCGGGTGATACCTAGTTCTTGTGGGGACAAGAAGTGCCCTATGTAGGAGTTGAACCTACTCAAAGACTGTCCACGATAACAGATAGGGCACTCTTGTAAGAGGAAAGGAAATAGCCACTAGCCTGAGACAGACTAGTGGCTATACAACCTGTAATAAGCCCTCGAAGGGTACACCCTTAAATGATAATCACACAACCTTACGCCAGGTGAGACGGGTTGCCGGTTGTTTAGTTTTACAGCAGTGGCCTATTTATTGGCCTATTTACTATGATCATAGAGATGCAAAATCGGGGGAATTTTACGTCCCAAATGAGCTCGATTTGACAAGGTCACCTATTTTCACCTAATCATCTATAATTTTTAAAAATTTCGGGGGAATTTTAAGTACCTAAACATTTTTCATATATAGCCCTACATACAGTAGCCTTAAGGTTAGTATTTATCTATGGATATCCAAGATGGCAGTAATGTAGTAGTCCCTGAGAGCAAGCTAATAGCTAAGCAACATCGTGCGGGGAATCACTATAGCCTATTAGATGAAGCAAATGATAAAGCTAATGAGGCGGACTTCTATGGTCGACATGCTCAGGTAGTTGAACAGCACTATGCAGACGTGAAAGCAGGCAAACTACCAGCTGTTGATAAGAACGTAGTAAAAACTAATCCTGAGACCGGTCAACCGTTTACTGTAGAAGAAATTCAAAAGAAGCACCATGACGTGTGGAAAGAAGCAATGAACCTTGGATCAGAAGCTGTCCGTGTCATGGGTAACTGCCCTGACTGTGTAAAAGAACACGAAGACCGCCTTAAGTCGGAACATGAGAGTGGACTCCACCATGAAGACGCGGACGGCCCTGATGAGGAGTGCTCTTCTTGTATAGAGGAAGAGAACGCACCAGCACCAAATAACGTAGTGAGTCTTTCAGCTGCTAAAGTTAAGAAAAACGACGACCGTACCTTCAGAACTGTAGAGGACTTCAGAAACAACCCTGAATAGTCTAAGGTCGTACTTACGAAGTCGCCCGGGGCAAAAAAACAAGGTTTAGATAGTACATTAACCTATTATTAGTAATAATTAAGTAAGTCCAATTAGATAAGGAAAAATAATGGCGGCAGAGAATCCGTTTGACGATTTCGACAGTGAACCTTCAGTTCCTGCATATGATAGAGAAGCAGTACAGGCTAAGGGTAGAGAGATCCACAAGCACGACGAAGATTGCAGCACTTTTGGATGCGACCTTGAAGAAGGTAAGCCAAACAATCAGAATTGGGATCCAAAAGATATTGATCCTACTGGTCCTATTGATCGTGCTCGACATACTGCCCGCCGTGTAGCTCACAGTGCAGCTGATTTTATTGGGCGTGTAACTGGCCGTGGGCAAGAAGAAACACCACAATCAACTTTTGATAATGATGAGTGGGAAAAAATTGGTCAGCAGCAAGAAGCTGACCGTCGTAGACTTGAAGCAAAACGCTCTACCCCTGAATACAAGGCAGAAGAAGCTAAGAGCCAAGCTGGTAGAGATTTTGAGGCCAAGCACGGTGTTCCATCTACTTGGAGATCAGAGCGTTCTCGTATTGCTCCTGAAGGAACCTCACAAGAATTGCATGATAAGGCAATAATTGATGGCCATCGTCGTGAGACCCAAGGTCTTATTAATGTTAGTGGACAAGATGTAAGCGCTAATTCGTACTCTCTTAAATCACGACTATCAATGTTTGGAGACGCAAACGTGTCCATTCATCCTCATGGAGTTAATGAAAGAGCAAAGCATGTCCTTTCTAATGTACGGACTGAAGACGATCATCTAATTGGAACTGCCGGTTCAGCAGGCGCAATTAGAATTCCATTGTCAGAAATTGGCGCTATCCACTTCCACAGCCCTAATGAGAATCCAGCACCTCGGTATACCGAAGAGCATGAAATCTGGAGACAATAAGCCTGCGGGTAATTTCTCAGAAACCTGTTACTATATTCCTACAACGTAGGAATAGGCCTACTGAGAGAAGGAATACCATATGTCACACGACACGCTAAACTCAATCATTCTTTTACTTATAGTGATTGGACAGCTTGCATACAATTTCTACCTTAACCGTAAGGTAGATCGAATTTCTACCGGTATCAAGTTTGATCACGCGGTTAACTACCCGGCAACTTGGGAAGCAATTGATGACCTTGATGCACGCGTTGACAGCATTAACAAGCGTCTAGAGCATGTTGTAGTTAAGCCTGCAACGACAACTCGACGCCCCGCTGTTAAAAAAGCAGTTAAAAAGGCAGTCAAAAAAGCTCCAAAGAAGTAAGATAAAAAGAATTCCCTGGGCTTAGTCATTAGGGATCCGAGTAAGCGCGAAGACATTGCCCGAAGCGCCCTCCCAATCTTTAGGGGATAATATGCCATTTAAGTCTCAAGCACAAAGACGCTGGATGTACGCAAATAATCCAAAAATGGCTCGCCAATGGGCTGAACATACCCCTAAAGACGCTAAACTTCCAGAAAAAGTAAAGAAAACAAATAAAAAATGAATTACATATTATTATGGGCACTTTTAGCCTTTTGGGCGTTTATGGCCTATCGAGGTAAATAACCTCTTATTTCTGTGTTACCATAGAGGTAATGCTAATCAAGGTAAAGGTATGGGCCCCCGCCATTGCGCTTCTTGTGCTTTGCACATCGCTACCAATGGCCCAGGGTCAAACCGTAAACAAGACACAAGCAGGGATACCCGCTACAAGTAGTAGATGCACTCATCATGCATCTCGCTCTGCTGCACGAGTGCCGTATGCATCTCCCGCCTTTAACAAGCGGTATGCATCCTGCCGAATGCAGGAGAGGTACAACTGGGGATCACGAGAGCAAATTTGTTTAGTTAATTTGTGGAACCGCGAAAGCGGTTGGCGAGTTACTGCACATAACCGCTCTTCCGGTGCCCATGGTATACCCCAATCGCTTCCAGGAAGCAAAATGGCAAGTGCAGGACCTAACTGGTACTCAAACCCTTTTACGCAAGTAGAATGGGGATTAAAGTACATTAAAGGTCGTTATCGCACTCCATGTAATGCCTGGTCCTTTTGGCAAAGGCACCATTGGTACTAACAAAAACACAGGGTCTGGGGTTGATCCCCAGGCTCTGTGCTATTGTAAATAAGTTGTTGTGTAGCAACAAATATTGCACTAATTAACTAATACAAAACTAAATAAATAAGAGACAATAACTATAGAAATCTAAGGAGACAATATGTCGACATCTCGATTAACAGGGCTTCAGGCCTATAGCAATATGAAACGTTTAATGGTTAACCACAAGAGTGGTGTGCAGGGCCATTGCCACAAGACCTGTCAGGATGCTTGGGGTTTGCCGGTCAAGTACGCCTCGGCGATTGACGCTTGGAATCATATTCCAAAAGAGCACCGGTTTACTGATCCAAAGAAAGCACCTATTGGTGCCCCACATTTTTTTGAAGGCGGCAACTACGGTCACGTCGTATTGCAGTCAAATAAAAAGGGCATTGTTATTGGCACAGATGCTCCAGTAAATAATTACGTTGGCGAAGTGTCAATAACTTGGTTTGCTAAACATTGGGGTAAGAAATACCTAGGCTGGTCAAACTACTACAACGATACAAACCTACAACTCGGGACAATGCCTAGCTAATTAGCCACAATTAAATAAAACCATAGCTTGTGGGGGCATGATCCCTAGAGGTGTTTATATATGGCTCTTGTCAGAGTTGTATTAACGACTGAAAGATGCGATTCATGCCCCGCACGAGCAAAATATAAGGTATTCTTAAAGAATGGTAATTTATTTTTTTGCCATCACCACTACTACGAGCATGAAGATGCTTTAGAAAAAGCCTAATTAAGCCAGACTAAAAACCTGGTAGGTAGGAAGATAAGGTTATGAGAACAAATCCAGGTTCGCCTGTAGGCGAAGGCGCAGCAGATCTTTCAGATGATTTAGGGCAAAGAATTAATGCTCAAAGTCAATGGGGTTTTCAGGAAGGTGGCCTTGCTCAAAGAGCTGGCGGATGGGCAGTAAATCTTTTTGGTACCAAGCATGCTACTCAAGTTGCTCTAGGCAATGAGTTTAAAAAAAGACTGGGTCTTGGCATGATTGATAATGCACTTGATACTGCAAGATACCAAGGCCGAGCTGATGTTGCTCATGACTTTATCTCAAGGTATCGTCAAGTTGATCCGGAAACAGGACAGCCTAGAGAGGGTTGGCTGAATGATGAAGAGGCTTCAAATCTTCCTGGCCTTGCAAGCATAATGAACCGCCCAGGTAGTAGCAGAGCGTTTGTGGTTCAAGAAGGTAGATCAGACAGAGCTCGTGCAGATTTAGACGATTTAAAGAAAAAACATAAAGACTTAATGGACACGTTTGAAGCCTACAAGGCTGCTAATCCTGAAGGTGGCAGTAGCCCTTCAGATAGTGACAGTGGTCCAGTCATTGACCCAATTAAACAAGCTGGGGTAAATAAAGGAAAGCGTACAGAAAAAAGAACTAGAGCTAAAAAAGCTGTATCAAAAGTTGCTGGAACAGCTGTTGCAGCAGTAGCAGACGCTGCTACTGAGGGGGCACTTACTGAGGCGGCTCCAGCTATTGCAGAAGGCACAGCAAAAGTAGTTGAAAAGGGACTAGATGCGGCCGGAAAAGCAGTGGCTAAAAAGCGTGCATCAAAGAAAACCACTACAAGCACTGCGTCTGATAATAACGACGATACTGTTAATGCAGAGGCTAAAGCACCACTAATTAATCCTAAATCAGTAAAGAAAAAGTAAGGGTAGAAAATGGCGAGTAAAAACCAAGACGGTGATTTTGAAAAGGTTGAGCTTCAAGATCCAAAGTCAGTAGTAGACCGTATTCCGGCTTCTTCAGGGTACGACAGCACTTTGGCACAAAATGCTGATCTTCTTCAAAATACACTAGCAGCACAGTCAGAGCCTACTGGTTCTCCTCTTGATCCTAACTTTATTGAAGCTAACAGATCTCAAGCAAAAGCAAGTCTAAAAGATACCTTAAGTATTTTTAAAACTCATCAGGATCAAAGAGGAACTGTTCCTGAGCAGCAAAGCGGAAGTTCTGGAAGTACTTGGACTGAACATCCTATGCTTGCTGCTGCCGACAACCCTTATATTCCTTTTAGAGGACAGTGGCCAGCAACCAGTAAAGAAGTTGAAAGAGACAATGCGCCCGGCGAATTAAATGATCTTGATTCTAAGCTGTTAGCTGAATGGAATGAAGAGCACAGTAAAGCACATGCTTCTGCACAAAAAGGTTTAATTACTTTTTATCAAAACCATGGTATTCCTGGAGCTTCGCAAGGGTTAGATAAAGGCATTTATCACTTATTTAGAGACCATGAAGCGGCGCATAAATCAGGTTTATCTCCGTGTAAAGATAAAGCCTGTGCTGCAGCTCGTAAAGAAGCTGAAGATAATAACAGAGAGTTTACTGTAAAAGATTTTGAAAAAGGTCATGGAAAAGTAATAGATAAAAAAAGAAAAGATATCACTGAAAGACTTCGACTACAAACAGACATAGTTCAAAAAGAATTTCCTCATGCTAAAGGCGTAATGGCCCCATATGTCCCTGTTACGCCCGAAGAATGGAAATCTAAGCCTAATTTTCAGTACCAATCAAATCTTGGATTGCTTTCTCAGCATCTTCGTGTACCGCGAGCTGCTATTACAGCCGGTCTATACATGCTATCCGGTAGAGGTAGGCAAGTAACTAGAGAGTCTGCTTTAAGGCAAGCTTCTTCACTTTTAGGTGAGTTGGGTGTAGAAAAAACATCAAAAAGCGGTATTTCCCCGATAACCCCAGCAGATGTAAGCAGTGTAGATCCAGATAAGGTTTATGAGTTAGGCCAGGCTGAAAAAGAAGCAAAAGGCATGAAGTACAAGACTAGCAAAATAGTCACTGCGCTTAAGCTCGATAGTGCTCGAGATTCTATGGCCTCGTACTTAACTAGTGGCGATGTTGGAAACAGCGTAGTAAGTAAGGTAAATGCAATAGCGGGACTGTTGCGTAAAGTTCGTGGCTCTGTAAATGGTATTGATCCTAGTACTTTAAAGACCTATGAGACTAATCTTACTCAAAAAGTTAAAGCCGGTAAATCTCAAGAAAATATTCAAAAATTTACTGCAAACCAGGTAAATAGAATTGCTGCTGCTAGACAGGCTGCAGAAGACGTATCAAAAGCATCAGACATTAAAGAATCGTCTCAAGATACTTCGGTACAGGATGCTTTATCCAGACTTACCCAACTTTCTCAAACAGATTGGGCAGTAGCCGGTACTGGAAAAGAAACAGCTGCTAGAAACAGCATTGGTTTGGATGACCCACAAGGCGCTAGACGTACCGGTGTAGATCGTAGAGTAGCTCGTGCTTCTGCTGGAGCAAGAATTCCACAAGTTTTATATGAACTTGCTACCCACATAAATGATGCAACAAGATTATCAAGAATTACAGGGCAGCCAGCTAGGGATCTTCAAGCAATTGCTGATGCAGCACGTGCTGAGTACAATCCTGATATTCACGGAGTTTACTCCCGAGATATTGAACGCCAAGACAGTAGCCAAGCAATTTTACCATCAGAGGCTGCCGAGTACGAGGCAGTGGCTAAAAAGATGAAGGTTCCTAAAAAAGTACGGGATGCTACAACAAAAACACCAACTATTTTGTCTAAGAGTGATTTAGAGCGAAATAGAAACATCCATGCTGCAAAAGCACTCAGCGCTGCCACTGGCGGTGTAGCTATTGATCCAATAGCCTATACGCACAATATTACAAGAATTCAGGCATCTGAAACAAGCCCATCAGGTGTAGCGCGAGTACAAGCAGGTGCCGCTTCTAGAGGCGCTCTATCTGCAGATGAATCTCGAGCAGGAGATGAAGACAGTGGTCAGTCAGGAAGACGCCGTAGGCTTGGTAATAGCAGACAGCTAGGTTAATAGCATGTCTAGCAACTATGACGATTTTGCCGATGCAGTAGCCCAACCTCCTGGGCGTACAGCAAAGCGCTTAAGAAGTAATGCTAGAGAGGCTTACCAGGCCCTTACAGGCGATTTAAGACGTAAGCCTACACGTTCACAGCAAAGTCCTGAAAAACCTTCTATATTTACTTACAGGGGCGTTGGAAGGGGTGCTAGTGGGGAGTCTAGTAACTAATGGCAAGAAAACGACCTAGTGAAGGAAAAAAACTGCCTGGTGGAGCTATGCTCTACAAAAATGGAGTTAAACATTGGGGATCCCAAGACCCTAATACTTTTGAGTATGTAACTCACTATGAATGTACAAACTGCGGAGAAAAAAAAGAATTACGAGAAGAAATACCAAATGCAGCAAAAAGGGCGGCATTTAGACAAGAGGCAAAAACGCATAACTGTGACAATGCAATGAAATCAAGACAATTTATTGAGGCGGCAGTTGCGCAAGAAAAAACACGGAGAGATATACATGGCTAATAAAAAACATGATTCAGATTCCTACACCCTTGGCCCATATAAAGGCAGTAGCCAAAATGGTGGACGTAAGATTTATGTAAAAAAGTACAAAGGAAAAGACGGAAAGTGGCATACAACCTCTGAAAACAAAGCTCGTGCCGATTATGAAAAAAGTCACGGCAAAGTGGCCAAAGGTAAAGAAGTTGATCACAAAGACAATAATAAGAACAATGACTCTAAGAAAAACCTTAGAGTTATCTCTAAGAGCGAAAATGTCGCTAAAGAAGACAAGAGAAGAGCGGGAAAGAAAAAATGAAAGAAAAAGTACTAAAGTTTTTAGCAAAAAACCCATTGGGTACTGCAGCTAAAGTTGGTATTGGCGCTGCATTAGTATATGTTGTAGATAATATTGGTTCTTTTAATTTTAACCCGGCAGTGGCCGCTTTAGTTATTGCCGGAGTTAATATGGCAATTAACTGGCTAAACCCACATGACACGCGGTATGGCGCAGGAAAGCAGTAGCCATGTCAGGTGCTTGGCAGAAAAAAGAAGGAAAAAATCCTAAAGGCGGTCTTAATGAGAAGGGCCGTAAATCCTACGAAAAGGAACATCCCGGCTCTAATTTAAAGCCGCCAGTTAAAAAAGAGCAGGCAAAAAAATCTAAAGAGTCTGCGTCTAGACGTACAAAGTTCTGCTGTAGAATGTGTGGCATGAAGAAAAAGAACACTTCTGCTAAGACCGCAAAGGATCCAAATAGCCGTATTAACAAGTCTTTACGGGCTTGGGATTGTAACTGTAGCTAAGGAGTTAAATGAGCGACCTACCTAAAGAATTAAGTGAATTACTAGGTGACGTCACCGTATTTTACTTTCGTGCGCATGGCTATCATTGGAACGTTGAGGGTGAAGATTTCTCTCAATACCACGGACTTTTTGAAGATATCTACGAAGACGTGTATTCTTCGATAGATCCAATAGCGGAAAATATTCGTAAGTTAGGCGAGTACGCTCCGTTCAAATTAGATACACTACTAAAGTTGGCCTCGCTAGAAGATAGCAAGGTTCCGACCAAACCGGTAGCCATGGCAAAAGATTTGCTTGAAGCTAACGGTGAGGTAATCGAAAAACTAAAAACGGTTTTTCATACCGCTAATGATGCTGACGAGCAAGGAATTGCTAACTTCATAGCGGAAAGAATTGACATGCATCAGAAATGGGCATGGCAATTAAAGGCCAGCACTAAATAACCCTCTAGAGAAAAAGGTAATAAACAAATGCCAACACTTGATTCAGGCTCATTCGTAGTCTCTGGCACCATTACTGGTGCTGTATCAACTGGTGACAAGACTGCAACAGTTATTCTTGCCCCATGCGATCTAAACATTAACGGTGTACAGTTCTTGCTAGGTACTGCAGGTTCAACAGCTACAACCGTAAATGTTAAAGTAATCCCTCCTACGACTCCTGCTGTTTACCCATTGTCGTCATACACGACTCAGGATGGCACAGTAGTTGTAAACAACCCTACAAAAGACATGTCAAAGCCAAATCAGGCTCAGTACAATACTGCTGCTGATTTTACCCCAAACACCGGCGGAACTGTTAAAGCATACGCTGCAGACCTATCTATTGCTGCAACTAAAGTTGCTGTACAGGGCGGTGCCGCTGACAATCTAGCTAACGCAGATGCACGCATCTCAGGTAAGATCTTTGCTGGTTCTCAGATTCTTATCACCGTAGTTACCGCAGGCACCAGCGCATCAGGACTAACCTACTCACTTGAACTAGAAAAAGCGTAACAACTTATAATTAACTTGCCCGGGCTAGTAATTACCGGTTCGGGCAAGTTAATTTACTAAAAAGAAGGTTTAATATGATTAAGTGCGATAACTGCGAATCTCCTGCAGTCTATGAATTCTCTTCAAGAGGGGCTGAGACAGCCTTCTATTGTGAACCATGCGTTCCTTGGACTATTGCCGATTTAGCAGCTAAAGATAATTTACCAAAGGTAACCCAGCCAGAAATAACCGAGATTGCTCCTGCTCCTGAAGCAGTGGCTGAAGAAACAGTTGCCACCGAAGCAGTGGTTGAAGAGGCAGTGGTTGAAGCTCCAGTTGAAGAAGTAAAACCAACATCTCGTAAAAAGAAGGCTTTAGAAGTTAGCGAGGATGCAAATGGTATCACGAATACAGAAGATAGCGACAAAACAGGGCCATCCGATTCCTAAATCTTTAGGCTATGCTCAGGGTCCATTTCCCCCTGAGCTATACAGATCTCTTCCTGTAATTGAAGAGTATGAGCCTGAAACTGGCAACGGCGGACCAGAAATTCCTGAGGGTGGAACCGCTCAAAATGGATTTAGAGAGCTGGCATGGTATAAATGCCGCTATTGTCTAGAAGTAATTTCTGAAAATGACATTCACTCTCATCATTGTGAGGCTTAAATATGGCCGGGGATATACCGCAACACCCTGAAATGCCAAATCTGGTTTCTCAGCTTACTGGCTTAGATCAGCCACGATTTGATGCTATGAGAAGACTTGGATTTAATGTTACAGGTATTGCTAATGAACAAAGCTATGCGCCAGAAGAAATAGCTGACAATTTCTATGACCCCATTGTTACTGAGAATGCAGCCACCGTATTCCAAAATCCCTATAACAACCTTTCTCCATACGAAGTGGATCCTTCAGGCGATCCTGATTTAGAAACTAACTCTATTCGTTTGTATGGTCTTTTAACTGGAAATGAAGAGGCCTTAGAGTCGGCAAACTTTGTTAATTTTTACCCAGCACAGTTTGATGAAGACGACAACGAATACACGGAAATTCCTACTGCTACCTCTAACCCACAAAAGCCAAGAACTCTTGCTGCAGCGTATGACAAAGATAGTATGAAACTAACTGTCGTATTTTTTGACTCAACTGTGTATAATTATTACGCAGTGTCCGAAGATGAATGGAACGACTTTAAAAACGCGCAGGGTAAAAATAAAACTGCTGGCCAGGCTTCTAAAGGCTGGTACATAAAAGACAACCTAGATTCAAAGCCTAGAGGCATGGCAAACCTTTCCTTAGATATTGCTGAAAACGGCAATTTAAGTGATGAGACTAAACAAGCTTTGCTAGACTTGCAGGCAGTGGCTTCAGCAGCACAGTTGGCTAAAGCTAAAAACAAAGGCTTTACCGCAAAAAGAATTAATGCAAGAAAAAATAAAACAAGTACTACTCCCAAGGTTGAGACGTTTAACCCTAATAAAAGACGTACAAAGCCTTTTTAGATTGGAATATAAGATGGCAAGCGAACCTAAAAATATTGGAAAAATTTACTGGCATATTTTAGAGTACCCCGTAAAACCTAAAGTATTATGGGAACGTGCTGAGACCCAGGAAATCGACGAACCTTTTCGGTTTGGCAGTGGCTGGTCTATACGCATGCCATTTACCCGTAAAGCAGTGGTCATAGGTAAATGGAAGCATTCATACACAGAAACTGAAGCATTAACCTACGCAATTAGAGGTAGATCTATGGACTCTAATGAAGTAGACTGGGAAACAGTACGATTTGGAATTAGTGGGGCAAAGAATGATAAAGCGGAAAAAAACAGCTGAAAAAGAAAAAACAGCTTTACAAAAACGTATAGAAAGCATAACAACTCCAGAACTTATACGTTGGGCCGATAATGCCATGTTTGGTATTGGCCGTAATCTAACTGACTGGGATAGAAGCTCAGAGTTTATTTATTTAGAAGAGGCTCGTGTAGCCGCTGAAGCTTTATTAGACGTTATACGCGAAGTGGAAGACCGACACAAAGGGTCTAGGAATTTATAATGTCAGATGAAGAAGAATTTGATTCTCTCTATGTAGGAGAGGGAGACTTTCCTGAGGACGAATTTGAAGAACCCGAGGAAATGGATGAACTCTCTAAAGAGTTTGTAAACCAACTTATAGATAAAATAATGCAATTTATGGCCGTTTTAGTTGGGCACGATTTGCACCCCTATCAAAAACCGCTATCTCGTAGAATTATGGAATCCGTTATTATTAACGACGGAGAAGAGATCACAGCTCTTGCTGCTCGTCAGTCCGGTAAGTCTGAGACTATTGCTAACACAGTGGCTGCACTTATGGTTATCCTTCCTCGTTTGGCAAAAATTTATCCGGATCTTCTTGGTAAATTTGGCGATGGCCTTTGGGTAGGAATGTTTGCTCCTATCCAATCCCAGGCTGAAACTTTGTTTGCTCGTTTAGTTAGTCGCCTTACAAGTGAAACTGCGCTTGAGATTCTTAACGATACTGAAATTGATGATTCTCTTGGTAAAACCGCTGGCGTAACCCGAAACATTAAGCTTAAAAACAGTGGCTCAATTGCAATGATGATGACAGCTAACCCAAGAGCTAAAATTGAATCTAAGTCCTTTCACTTAATTATTATTGATGAGTGTCAGGAAGCAGACGACTTTGTAGTTGCCAAATCTATTTCCCCAATGGGTGCATATTACAACGCTTCCATTATTAAGACCGGCACTCCTACCACATCTAAAAACAATTTTTACAAAGCTATTCAGCTAAATAAAAGACGTCAAGTTGGCAGAAGTTCTAAGCAAAATCATTTTCAATGGGACTGGAAAGACGTAGCTAAAGTTAATGAAAACTACGCAAAGTTTCTTAAAAGAGAAATGCTTCGTATTGGTGAAGAATCTGATGAGTTTCAAATGTCATACAACTGCAAATGGTTGCTTGAGCGAGGCATGTTTGTTACCTCCAATATTATGGATGATCTTGGCGACACAAGTATGGAAACGGTACGCTCTTACCACAAATCACCAGTAATTGTAGGAATTGATCCAGCTCGCAAAATGGACAGCACAGTGGTCACAGTGGTCTGGGTAGACTGGGATCGTCCTGATGAGTTTGGCTTTTATGATCATAGAATTTTAAATTGGCTTGAGATTCAAGGCGATGACTGGGAAGATCAGTATTATCAAATTGTTAGCTTTTTATCTAACTATGACGTACTTAGTGTTGGAGTAGATGCTAATGGCGTAGGCGATGCAGTAGCCCAACGTCTTAAGCTTTTACTACCAAGAGCAAACGTTATACCTCTAAGCAGTAGCCCAACTGAACAATCAAAGCGTTATAAGCACCTACAAGCCCTTATTCAGCGTAAAATGATCTCGTGGCCCGCCCATGCTAAAACAAAACGTCTTCGTGCTTGGAAAAGATTTTATCAACAAATGGTGGACGCAGAAGTTAAATACAAGGGGCCAAACTTCACAGTAGCCGCTCCGGATGAAGCCCATGCACACGATGATTTTGTAGATTCATTGGCAATTGCATGCATGATGACTGAAGATTTGGTGATGCCAACTGTGGAAGTTAGCGGAAATCCATTTTTTTAATTTTTCAAGTTTAGGGCGACATTTTACTAAATTCATAGGAAACTCATTATGAGGATCCTCAACTCAATAGGAGAAAAAACTATGGCAGCCAACATTGGTCCAGCACCTCAGTTTCCTGAGCGTGCGCCAACTTCATATGAAAGAAAACTAAGCCCTGCACAGCCAGGTCTTCGTGGCCCACTTCGCTTCGAAGAAGGTATTGCAACCGATACTGACGTTCCACAAGAATTTGAAAACGGTGCATCACAGGGTTACATCACACCCCCTGGTCGTCCAAATCACAACCAGAATGTATTTGAAAAATTCCCAGAAGAGACAATGCGCGAGCGTGCTCACGTAGGTTCTGCTGCTTGGGTAGAAGCTCCAACATACTTGGATAACTTCTCAGAAGGTGCATTTAGTGATGAAGCTGAAGTAGCTTTTCAAGAAGAGTTCCGCTCAGGCGAACACTACCAACGTCTTAACCCAGCAACGGTCATAGACTAATAATGCAGTGGCTCCCCAGCCCTATACCTTTTCTTTAGGGCTGGGTAGTCACGCTTACTTAAGTTAGCTACAAAAATTTATTTCTTATATACTAGAGGGCATTATGATTATTAATATGGAAGGACGTGAGGTATGAGTATTGACTTCTCACCACCGTCCTATAGGGCAGCGTCATCCGACCTTACTATCTCCATCTCCCCACTGGGACTTGTGGAACTTGCAGATGAAGAATTTGAAGTACATGGTCCAAGACTTAATAGATACTCACTTAACTGGGCAATGTATCTCGGTCATCACTGGAGCTACCGCAGAGAAATCGGTGAAGCTCAGATGGTGTACAACTATTACAGAGCGTTTACAGATTACATTGTTAACTTTACATTTGGCCGTGGAGTTCAGTTCCGTAGCCCTAAACAAACTGAAGCTATTGTTCCAGATATCTTAAAAAGAGTTTGGGAAGTAGATAACAATAAGCACGGTGTTCTTTGGGAAATGGGGCAACAGGGTGGCGTATCCGGCGACTGCTTTGTTAAAGTTGCTTACGAAGAAGCGTGGCAAGATAATACGGGCAAGTTCCATCCCGGTCGCGTTAGAATTCTTCCGCTTAATGCTTCGTTCTGTTTTCCGGAATTTCATCCTCACGATAGAAACCGACTAATTAGATTTAAACTAAAGTACCGATTCTGGGGTACTTCCGTAGAGGGCACTCGTCAGGTGTATACCTACACTGAAATTCTTACAGACGACATGATTGAGGAGTATATTAATGATGAACTTATTGACTCGCGTCCGAATCCAATTGGCGTTATTCCTGTTGTCCATATCCCAAATGTTTTAATTTCAGGATCTCCATGGGGCTTATCGGATTGCCATGACGTTATTGTCCTTAACCGCAACTATAATGAAGTTGCTACAGACGTTGCCGACATCATTAACTACCATGCTGCTCCAGTAACTGTGATCATTGGCGCTAAGGCATCTAATCTAGAAAAAGGCCCTAAGAAAGTTTGGGGCGGTCTTCCTAAGGACTCTCGAGTTGAAAACCTTGAAGGCGGTGGCTCTGGCCTTGCCGGAGCTATTCAGTACTTAGAGATTGTAAAACGTGCAATGCACGAAATGGTTGGTGTTCCTGAAACCGCTCTTGGTCAGATGGTTCCTATCTCAAACACCTCTGGTGTTGCTCTTTCTATTCAATTCCAACCGCTGATGAATCGTTACCAACAAAAAATTGTTCAGTACGGTAAGGGTTTAGAAAAGATCAACGAGCTTGTTTTACGTACAGTGGCTTTTAAAGAACCTGAACTATTTATTTGGAATCCAAACTTTAATGGCCCAATTAAACAAGATCAAATGCCACAGTTGGATCCTAATGATCCACTTACATACCAAAACTTTGCTCATTTCCCACCACCACTTCCACTAGATAAACTAATTGTTCTTAATGAAATTCAAACAATGATGAGCATGAACTTAGAGAGTCGTGAGGGAGCTTTACGTCGACTTGGCGAAGAATTCCCTAATGAAAAACTTGAAGAAATTCGTTCAGAACTTATTGCAGATGCTAAGTCTGATGGTGCTCTTAACCTACTTAAGGGCCAAATTAATTCAGCAATTATGTCTCTTACTGGAATGTTGCCTGATGGTACTCCTGCGGGCATGTCACCTGCGGGTGGCGCACCTGGTGAAGAAGGTGCAGCACCTGCTGGACCTACACCATTTGAGCAAGAAACGTTAGCAATGCTACAGAGCGATTTGGTAACAAAAGCGTACGGAACAAGAATTCCTCAACGTAGAGGACCAAATGCAGACGAAAGTTAAGTAAAATAAAGTTTTAGCATGACAATTTGTATTCGATATGTTGTGCTAGATACATAATCAAACCGCAGGTCAATCGTGCTACTAAATTGGAAAACGACCTAACTACTACAAAGGATAAATAGCTATGGCTAAAGCAAATGAGAGCGACGTTATTAACAACGTTGAAGATCAGTTCATTGAGCAAGTAAATGAATTTGTAACTCCAGAACCTAAAACAGAGGCTTTTGACAAGTCTTATACGGAAGAGGATCTTCGTAAGGTTCGTGAGCAGGAAAAATCAAAACTTTACCCTCAAATTGAAAAACTAAAAGAAGAACTTGATCTCATTAAAAAAGAAAAAGAAGCCGAACAAGAAAGACTAGCAGCTATAGAAGCTGAAAAAGCTGAACAA